TGTTCTGCATGTTAGGATTGCGGCCTGATAACCGACCAGTAGAGGTGCGGTGCTGCTGTAAGTTTACGTGCAGCATACCATTAGACTTAGTAAAGTCTTCGATGCCACCAACAAAACTCTTGAGGTAAGTCTCAACAGCAGATAGTCTGCGTACATTCTGTAGGAAACGTTCCGCATCCTTCATGCCCTTAGACCTAGCTACACTCTCAAGGTGCACGAGGTTGTCTTTGCTAGTGCCCCAACCAGCATTGCTGATCCACTTAGCTGTAGGTGCTACGAACCTTAGTCCAGCAACAGAGTTGGTATCAGTGTATATAAAGCCAGTAGCGTCACAATTAGTGCATCTATTAGTTCTAGCGAATGGAGTTCCATCTTTCTTCACCTTTCGTACTTGGCCTGTACCATAGCAGTCTCTGCATTGATGTGCCTTCTGCTTGAATAGTTTCTCTGAATGTTGTGTGACAGTAGATCTGTACTCAGAGTCAGGCATACGTTCATCAAACAGATCAGACCAAACCTTTTTGTCGTAGGGCTTACGACTGTAGATAACCATAGACAACTGCTCTGTGCTGTTGACGTTGATAGGTCTGTCGCCCATGAGGTCACTGGCCTGTTCTTCTAGGGCAAACAGTAGCTCATTACGCTCACGCTCAAAGTCATCCTTAACCCTGTACAATTCTTCCATGTCAACCTTGAAGCCACGCTGATAGATACGTGCAAGGTGTACGACAAGCTGTTGCGTCAGCTTGAGTGTGGGTATAAGACCCATAGCATCTTCGTAACGTGCACTCTGGTTCTGATACAACTGGTATGTAGCCTCAAGGTCAGAGATTAGGTACGAAGATAGTTCGTCGTGTGGCATCTCACGTACTGAGTTACCATCCTTGAGCCACGCCTTGAGGCTGTCCTGCTTCTGTGTATCAAGCTCATGGCGTTCAGCACATGCTTCAAGTGACAGGGGTTCTTTCTGTCCACGCTGCAGTACGTACTCACCCAGCATGGTGTCGTAGACAGGCCCATCATAGGTGAAGCCTGACTCCCACAACCATACTAGATCGTGAGTAGCGTTGTGGGCAATGAGCAATGTGGTAAGGTCAAGTGTATCTTGTACCATCTTATGCCCATCAGGTGTAGGCTCTACGTCTGCATGGTCAAATGTAATCACATCTGTAGTGCCATCTGTACCTAGCATACCCACCATAACCAAAGAGTTCTCAGGTTCAAATGGATCTAGGTGTAGTTTCTTGTTGCGTTTTACTGTTGTGTTTTCTACGTCGAGGGTCAGTATCATATTATCTCCTAAGTTATATTTCCATCATGCCATGTATCCCAATCATCTTCTATTCCATTTTTATATACCTTGTCAAGCTGCTCGTGAAACTTTTTATCTTCCGCAAAGGAATCTATGGCATTTATACACTCTTCTAGCGTCAACTTGTTACGTACCATTGCATTGTGTAGGCGTATCTCACATATTGATTTTGCTGTAGTCATATTACTAAGTCTCCTTTCAGTTGCACGTTCTCTTTCTTCTTGTGTCATTGGTCTAATCATTTACCTGCTTCCTCTAAGCAAAAGCCACATGTATCATTCTGGGCTGGGCCACCACAAGTTAAACACGTTTGCCACTTCTCGTTTTCCAGACCTCTCTTTATTAGTGTCACAAAGCCTACGTTAAAGATGGCTGCGAATGTCTCAGGATCGCACTCTACTTGTAATGTGGCACTACCATCCTCATGTTCTTCTACCTCTGTTATTTTAACTGGTTTGTTTATGTAGTCACTCATTGCTTGCTCCTATACATGGTAATAAAATAGTCTGCTTACAGTAACGTGGAAACTCGTCATACGTCATAGCAATCAATATAGGCAGACCTGCTATCATAAATGCGACTATAGCTGACGCCTTAATTGCACCGTTTATATTACCTCTCATCATTCGTTCTCCCTTAATGCTTTCCATGATACAGGGAACAGCTTAGCCATCTCTGTGTCAATGTGTCCAGCCACAACCTGTGTCTCGTACTGTGTGTCAGGCTTACAGCGTAGGTTACACATGTCAGCAAATGCATCCAAGCTACCTGACCAGTACCACTCAGTGACCATGCTCTGTGGCAGTACCATACGTGCTTGCTCTGGACACACACCATGTTCTAATAACTCGTTGTAACTGCGTAGTGCAGTATGCTCATAGAAACTTATGATGTCTGGATCAGGATAAGTGACCCCTTCACTACCCTGTTTAGCATCTACGCTACGTCCACGCCACTCTGTTGGCTGATAGAACTCAGGCTCAAGGTCAACATACCTACGGCTGATTTCATTCCAACGTAGGAACTTATGCTTGACTAGCTGACGTGCCACAAACACTGGTGCTTTAACGTGGAAGCTTGCAAAGCAATGCCCAAAGGGGCTGATGTGCTTGTGCTTGGCTAAGTATTGTATAAGCTTGGCATCCTTGTCTTTCAACTTGGGTGGACCCCATACGTCACTCGTATCCATCTCACTACGCTTACCAAAACTTACTCTTGCCGCATTAGCCACAGATAAATCTGTACCCATGTGATCTACATAAAATGTTTGTATCATGCTACGTATCTCCCTATTTTGTATTCCAGATCAGTGTGTACAATACCATGCCACCCTGACAGTTTGTTCTTTACCACATTGATGTGGCGTTGGTTATCTTCTTCCTCTTGCCCCTCAACTGTAGGGTTCTTAGAGATCATCAGCATGAGGTCAGCTTCCGCTGCCTTACCTGTACGTGAGCCTTCCATCATAGCTTGGTTCAGTACAACCTTACCCTCTGCGTCAGCGGATAGCTGAGACATATAGAACATAGCACACTCTTGTTGCTTGGCGATCTGCCTTGCATGAATAGCGTTAGCCTTGAGTGCTTCGTCAGGACGTGAGAAGCCAGCAGTGCGAGCAAACTTGTCACCCATATCTAGTATAACTATGTCAGGTTTGTATGACTTGCACACAGACTCAACCCAATTCATGTCGCGTCCTGTTGCATCCTTGAACATCAACTGTGGACGTATCTTGTTGAACATAGCTAGAGCCTTGTCTCTGTTCTTAGCTACCTCATACTTGTCCATGCCAGTACAGGCTGTAATGTAGCGATGTACTACACGATGATAGCCCTCTTCATTACACATTATAACAACACGTGCACCTTGTGCACAGAAGCCATTAGGCCCAGCTACAAGTGAGGCATGGAAGGATGTCTTACCTGTGTTAGGACGTGCACCTACCTCTACTAAGTGACCAGCATTGATGCCCTCGACCTTACGAGTAAGGGTTGGGATATTGAATGTCCAACGTGTCTCAAGGTCATTGAGTGCAAGGATAGTATCAAGGTCAATGTCTTCCCACTCCACCTTGAGGTTAGGTGTGAAGTCATCCCCATACTGCTCAAGCATGAGGCGTAGTGGTTCCAACGTAGACTTACTACCGTTGACGTAATCAAATCCAAGGTTGGCAATGTCCTCACCAATTACCTGTTGGAATAGTTTAGATAGCACCTCTTGTGCTATGTCGCTGCCCATAGGTACTTCTTTAGTTACCTTGTTGAAGAGGGCAGAGTATGCCTGCTTCTGTGCTGTAGTTAGCGTAGGGTTGTTAGCCATGAACAAGGCTTCAATCTCAGCAGGGGTGACGCTACGCTCGTAGGTTGTCATAGCCTTGTCGATAGACTGCTTGATCTTCTGAACGTCTTTACTGAACAAGCGATCAGGACAACGTGCACCACGATGCTCGTCGTAAAATTCCTTGTCCATAAGACTGCGGATGAGTGATAGTTCCATTATACATTATCTCCTAGTGTTGTCAGACTTAGTATGTCTGTGGGGTCACGATATTTTAGATCGTCGTTGATACGTAAAACTTTTATTGTGGCTACGTAACCACGTAATTCTCTTGCAAACTGCAGTGTCTTGGGTAATGCGTCAGGGTCAAGCGCAATAATAATAGTTGAGAACTGCGACAAGTACGTCTTGTGTGCGTCAGTTAGTGATGTACCCAACACTGCCACCCCGACAAATACATCACTACCAATAGCCGCTGCACTTACGCAGTCCTCAACCACTACAGCCGTTTTACCACATCCATGAGCGTAGGGCAATCTGTTTTTTCCATAGCGTTTCCACTTAGGAATACGGTTGCCCAACGATCTGCCTGTAGCATCGACCATTACTCCATCGTGTATAACAGGGAACACTACACGATGTTCTTTTACATCATACATAAGACCCAATACCTTGGGGTCAAGATCCCACTGCCTGCAGAAGTCACGTATCTTATGGTTGTCTTTGACCAAGAAGTCTGGCTTGGAAAAAGATACAGCATGTGTCTCTTCTGCAACAGCACCTAAGCTCTTACGTATGTCATCAGCAGATAGCTGAGTACGAGTACCACCTGACGTACCGCACCCAGCCTTGTAACAGTTCCAAATAATAGATCCCATATTGTTAGTGATTGTAAACGTGTTACGCCCATTACATTTAGGACATGTCATACGTTTAGTTTCACCATTAGATAGTGATATAGTATTTAGTATACTGTTAATATTCATTGTATAATCTTTCTGTGTTGCTCACTTAGTTCGATTATATAAGTGATTCGTTTCGTTGTGTCAATGCATTATTTGCACTGACGTAAGTATGTTTCACATAGGGTTTCACAGAAGACACATGATTGTGTCCTGTCACTGCCATAACTTGGGGCAATGGTACACCTGCTTCAACCATCTGTGTTACACCAGTCCTACGCAAGTCCATAAGACGTAACTCTTCTGGTAGTTCAGCTAACCGCATGACCCTTCTACCCACTTTGGATAGTCGTTCCATAGCATATGGTTTATACACCCTACCCATAGGTCTAGGGTGAGGCACTACGAAGTGAGTAAGCGTCTGATACATAGCCTGTTGCTCCCTCAACATCTCACACAGATCATCTGATATAGGTAGTGACACGTCAGATCTACGCTTGCTTTGTTCAAGGTTAAGCCTCTTACCTTCAAGGTCTAGGCTATGCCACTGTAACATACGCATGTCACCTAGTCGTTGGCACCACTCATATGCCATCTGAACAATCAGACCCACACTCCTGTACTCAAAGTCACTGTAAGCAACCTCAAGAAATCTAACCACATTGTCATGTGTCCATACCACTTTGCGTTGAGGTGGAGACTTACGCTTGATGTTAGCCCAAGGATTGTATGCAGTATGCTCCATCTGTATCGCATAATTGTACACCCTACTCGCACAGGTTGCCGCATGGTTAGCAAAACTTACACCACGTTTGACCCATTCTTCATACGCTCTCTTTGCAACCTTAGCGGTAACATGCTCAAACTTACGACCACCCATAGTCTGGTGTAGTATGGTGAGAAAGTACCTGTAGTCCACCTTAGTTGTATCACGTAACATATTGAAATCATTAGACCTATAGTAATAGTTGATAAGGTCTGTGACCTTGCTGCTCGACTTGATGTGCCCAACCTTAAGTTGTTCTTGACGCCACTCATCAATAGCCTTGTTATGCTTACGGACAATCTGACGCACCTGCTTTAGATCACTCCCATACTCCTCACGTTTAACCAGACCCTCATCGACTAGCATCTGAGGTGGGTTGAAGCGGTATGAGATTACCCCAGAGGGTGATACTCTTTCCTGTACATAGCGTGGAAGTTTAGGCATATGTATCTCCTTCATTGCAATTTAAAAGAAGTAATTCCTTGTCTGGTCTGTACACTATTCTACTTTTTACCCAAGAAGATTGCTTCTCTGCTTTCCTTACTTCAGCTACCATAGTAGAACTAAGCTCTTGCAGTTCGTCTTCATCCCAATAAGGCATACGTAAGGCTTTCTTGTACTTATTTTTTAGCCAAGAATGTACGTGGTGTATACGTTCCAGCACACTGAATAGCCTAAGATTACCAAGTGCATTGTTGCACTCTTCACAAGAGGGAAGCTTGTAGAAATTCATTTCTTTCTTAGCCTTTTCATTTGCACTATCCGTCCATGATATAGGCGGCACGTGATCTAATGTAGATGCGGGTATGCCGCAATAAGTACAATTTCCGTAACGATTACCCCTAATTTCATAGAGGTAATCATATTTATGTATTAAATTATTCCTATAGTTTGCGGAGTTCAACTACGCAGCCTCCAACTGAACGAAACGATCATCACTGACCCACTTAGATACCTCTTGCTCACGTGACCACATGCTTACAGCTTGTGTATCATTGCCAGTGTTACGCAGGTTGAAACCATTACGCTCATCAGCATAGCTGGCATAGTTAGTGAAGGCAGAATACAGTGCCCACTTGTTGTGACCACGCTGTCCAGCCTCATGCATGTACAAGCTGTACATCTTCTCAGCCTTACGCTTAGAGTTAATCATACTCTCAAGCAGTGAGCTTACATCTACATACTTGAGGTCAGTCTGTGCCCACACTTGCAGCTTGCTGGCTTCTTCATAGAAGTCCTTACGTGCACGTGTCAGTTCATAGATAAAACTTTCCATAGTAAAGTTAGATGTATTCTTCTTACGCACCTTGTCATACTCACCACGTATCATACCGTTAGTGCAGAAGTAATCAATCGCACCAAAGAACACTTGGTTGCTGCATGATCCATCGATACCATGCAATGATATAATACGATTGCCAATCTCAGTGCTGTGTTTGTCTGTCTCAATGACAGTCTTCATGTTGGGCAGCGTGATGTCAAGCATAGCCCATGCACCATTACGTGCAGTACGCCAATGTGTATTGGCATTTGCCAACTCATGGTCAGACAGTTCTTCTGTCACTGTGTCAAGGACACCACGATAGAAATCACCATGTGATGCACAGGTAAATGTGTTACCCACTACACCAAGATACTCACCTGATGTAGCGTTGATGACATACTTCTTGTCCTTTACTTTGGTAGGTTCAAACTCTACTTCAAAGTCCATGTACTCAGGAATGATGTCGTTGTTAATAATATCAAAAGCCATACTATTTTCTCCTTATGTTTAGTATGCGGCAACTGTGCCATAGTTATGTAGGGGATACTACCCCTATACTAGTAACGATAAGCTATTTGTAGAACAGGTGTGATCCATAAGTCACAGTGTACTCTAGTTTGTCAGCCCAGTATGGGCGTACATAGTTCGCATGGTAGTGGGTTGCACCTAGTGTGATGTCAGTCACGTCACCCTGCATTATATCTGCTGCTACCATCTGGGCATAGGCCCATGCATATGGTTCTCGTGGTTTGTCTGACTTACCATCACAATACCAACTGAACTGGCATGTGCCATCACTACGTGACTGCTTGACCACAGAACATACATCGTCTGGGAACTTGTCGTGCTGTACACGATTGATGACCACATTAGCTACGGCATACTGCCCCGTCATAGTATCGCTACGTGCCTCATGGTACACGTTCAGTGCAAGGCACATCAATGCTGCTTCAATCATTTAATACTCCTCTTGGGTAAAGGTGTGTCTGACCAGTCATCACAGGGGTCATCCGTTGGCACTGGTTTCTTCTCCTGAAGTATAGACTGATATGAATATACGTGTACCATCGCCATCGCTTTCGCTATCTGAGATGAGGCGTACTTCATTACCTGCATCTGCATATTGCCTTAGCTTCTGGATGCTAATGCGTCTATCACCACGCTTGCCGCTGCGATAGAATGTGATGTCAGCTTCTGTGCCATCAATGTATTCACCTTTGACAGTGAACTTGTTACGTTCAAACCTATCTTTTTCAGAGTTGTAGAACTGTTCAGTAAAAAACTTGTCAGTGTAGTCCATGCCAAAGTCTTCATACAAAAAACTTTGAACAGTTTTGTTTGCATCTATGATGCTTTTGTCTAACATAGTGTTAGTTAGTTTGATCTTAGCGTCTGTCATTGTAGCCTCGCTGGTGTTTCATATACATATTCTATGTCTTTGTATTCTTCTGCCTCATATTCGTGGCAGTCGATAAACTCTACGTTGGTTGCATCCTGATGGGCATGACGCGCCATCAAGATTGCAAAGTTAGCTGCGTCCGACCAAGAATTAACAGCAGGATAAGTATCATCTAGTGCAATGATACTGTCCACACCATCAATTTGTATGTGGATTTCATACGCTTTAATTGCTGGCATTGTAATACCATGCACGATCATCGTCAGGTAATACCTGTGGCATCCAGTGTGCAGGTCTGTTTGGATCTTCGTCATGCTTCTGACTTCTGAAATCAAACATACCACGCAGCTTCCATGCCTCGTCACGCAAGCTATGTAGATCACTTAGGCTAACGTCAAACGTTTCACCTGCATTATCTAGGATGCTATCCATTGCGTTGTACAAGTCACATAGTTTCTGTACCTCGTTACGGGTTAGTTTTGTTTTTAGCTTAGTCATATCTGGATCTCCTTATCCTGCAAAATGAAATAATTTGTTACGGTTATACGCATGTTCAACGTACAAGGTACGCTTGCCAAAGTGATAGGCGTTCATGCTGCCCAATGGCTGGTACTTGAACCATCCACGTGAAGTCACCTTACGCTTACGATACAAGCCCTTGCGTCCAAGGACATTAAAACGAAAACCTTTTGTGCCATCATTCAATGGCTTAGTTGCGAATATTACAAACATGTTTGTACTCCTTCTGCATATATGTATGGTCTATTGTAGACTACCCTACTTGGTTGTATTCTTAGCATTGCACGTTTGGCTGAAAGGACAGGTCTTACGCCCTCTACATCAACGAATGTATCCCATTTGTAAGGGTTGTATGACACAAGTGAGTAACCCAAATAGTCTGAATCAAAATCGTTAAACACTGTCATGTCACCACGCACAAAAGCATGGACATTTTTCTTGCCCTCACGTAGTACACGTTCACGTCCTGCCTTACGTACCACAAACGTAGGATTGTCTATGTGTACTTCATCAGTGTGTAGCATTACTCTGCCCGTCTTGCATAAACGGACAGACCATATGTATTTGTGTAGATTGAAATAAACTTCAACTCGCATCATCATTTTCCTCAAACTCAACAGACAGAGTAAAGGCAAAAGTGCCGTCATTCGTATAGCCCATGTCTGTAATTTTTTCATGGATCATTTCTGCCAAGAAATCAAATTCTTGGTTAGTGAAATCTTCAAGTGTTACTCGCATTTGATTTACCTTTTAGTTTTGTTATCACAAATAAGTATACGTATATCTGCATGTATATACACCAGATAGTGAAGGTGTCCACACCCTTAACGTCATAGCCTGCACTGTAAATGATTACAATAGTAAACAGCATAGCAAAGTAGCCAACAAAGGGTGTGAACAATAGGTATATCATATTAGCCTGTCTTTTTCAACTGGCTATCCACATCATCCAAGAAGGTGATAAGGATTTTACGCATCCGCATCAGCTTGCCACGCTCCATGTTGTACTTGCCTTCAATCATACCAAGGTCTTTGAGTACCTTGACACGATAGGCAATGCGGTTTGGATATTCATTGAGCACCTTGGCAATCTCAGCCATAGTCATATCACCCCAAAGCTCATTGATAACCTCGTCAATTACAGCGTAATTGTAAGTGTACTTACGTGCCTTACTCATGTGGAATGTATGGTTGGCATACAATTCTGGGTGTGCTGTTTTTACTACGGGTGCTGTTGCTGTTGAGTTAGTCATGTGTATATCTCCTTAAGATATTTTGTTTGTACGATAGTTAGTTACGCTGTTACGCAGAGTTAGTTTACGTGAACGATCTTTCTTTCTGTCGATCTTCCACTCTTGCCGCCTTCGATTAGGTCCAACGTTGGACTTAACCTTAGTCATCTTGATGAAGTTTTGCATTTCGTATCGCATGTTCGTTCTCCTGTTTGCGGTTACGTTTAGCTTTGTTACCCTTCTTTGGAAGGATAACTTGCGGTGCTCGACGCTCCTGTAACATAGCCTTTGCCACAGGGTTACGGTATGTTACAGAAGTTTTCTTAGCCATGTTCAAATCCATATGTTACACATTCTATATGATACCTAGACACAACGTCACCAGTATCTAGGGCACGATTGGCACGATTGCCAGCCACATATTCGCACCACGAGTTCCACCAGTACTCGCTGCCCTCTTGCTGAGTAAGCTCAACGTACTGCTCAACCTTCTTGCGTACTGTAGCGGGTTTCATGCCTGATGGTGGTGTCTTCACAAGGTTAGGTGATATACCCAACCGCTTGATATTGTGGCTGTCAATACATGCCACATTGAAGCCAAGGCATTGAGCTAGGAATGCAGCTTTGACCATACCAAGGTTAGGCACTTGCATGAACAACTGGATGACATCAGCACATGCCTCTACACTTTCGTAACCTTTGCTGTCCACTATGTGATACAGCTTGCCATACAAGAACTCTTTGTTCTCGTTTAGGTACTCGTAGCCATCAGCTTTCTTACCCCATAGGCAATCAGCTTGGTAGAAGTCACGTTCTACTTTGACCATGCTACCACGCACTGTGGATAAGCCAGCTTGTATTGTAAGCAGTACAAACAAGCCAGTGTTTACCAAGGCATCTGGGCCACGCCATTTTACGAAAGCTTTGATTTCATTTACATCACGCTGATACATTATACTAATTCTCCAATTAATGTTTCACAGGCTTCGACAATATTAGCCATACTTTCCTTTATAGAAGGCAACAAAAAATCTCCAGTCGCAATGGGTTCAGCAAAGCTGTGGATACGTGTCAAGTCACGATGTATGTCACGCAGATCTTGCATCACTTGCCATGCTTCATGGGTTGCTTGTTGCTGGGCGTCAATCTTATCTAAGATTTGCATTATACTTCCTCTCCAAACATACTGTTCCATTCAGCGGGTGTAACCCCTGAGATTATAAACTCACGCTCATCGACAGAGAGGTGAGGCATGACGTTTTGGATCAACTCACCGTCAACCCATGCGTCTAATTGTGATTGTGTAATGGGCAATTCCATTACGTTAGTGTTACCAGTAAAACGTGAAGTACGAGTAATTTTCATTTTAACTTTCCTTTAGTTAGGTCCAACGTTGGACTTAAGTTTCTTATTTACGCAGGGCAGCTTTAGCTTCGTCCACATTCTCAAAGAATGAGATAGAGCGCTGACCTGTAACTTTACAAGTACGGTAAACATGCCAGAAACCATACTGATCTGTGATAACTTTAATCGTATTCATTTTACTTCCTTTCTAGTATATGTATACGTTATTTATACTTTCAATAAATATCAAGTATAAATAACTTATACTATACATAGAGTTTGTCAAGCTGGATCTTTCCAGCCACTATCAATCACCATCTTGCCCATCATTGGCACAAGTGAACCTTTAGGTTTAGATGCTTGCACTAAGTCATCTACACTTGTGAAAGGTTTAGGTCCAACGTCGGACTTAAGCTGTCTCGCCTCATCCAAACGTGCACGAAGGGCATTGGTACGCTGAGAGCGCACCTCTGCCTTGCTGGATGTGTGTTGCTTGTATCTCATGCTGCCGCCTTTGCTGCTTCTTCTGAAGCTGATACGCTGTCATATTCCATCAACATTTCAGCAAGATCCAGAGGATCAATGTCATTTGCCAAGCAAACCTTGATAAGCTTGTCGAAGACAACCTGCTTTGTGACTGGTCCAACGTCGGACTTAACAACAGCTTCGCTGGGTGTTTCAGCTTCGCTGACTGGTACAGCTTCGCTGACTGTCTCAGCAACCTCTTTAGAGGTAGCATCTTTTTGTTTCATTGCTCTCTGCAAAGCAGACAGTGAAGTAAAACCTTTCTTTGAGGTTTCAATGAATGCTCTGCATTCTGATTCGTTCTCAACAAACCATAGAGCTTCGCTCCGACGCCGTTTGTCGATCAAATGAAGATGGCAATCACGAAGCCTTTGGCTTGGGATACGATCACCACCCTCAGCTTTTAGCTCGACCATCAGCTTTCCAAGCTGTGTATCAAAGCCTTCAGCTTTGGTTGAAAGTTTGAATCTTTTCTTGTCAGCAGCTTCGATTTTAGCCCACTGTTCTGAAAGAACCTTGCCTTGATCTTCGAGAGTTGAGATGTTTTGAATTTCGAGATTTGCCATTTTGAGCTTCCTTTATCTATCTTCTATTTTTATATGAGAGAATCTATATCTCTCACAAGAAGTGAGATATAGTTCTATCATTAAAAATGTAAGAAGATAGTATAAGTTTTGGAGGTTGGAAAGTTGCCTCGCGATCCTCTGCGCCTGCCGTTTAACACGCTGTTGCAAGAAATAATATTCTCTTCGATAATATTTTTCTGAAACTCATGCGCTAAACTTGCGACCTCAACTCACAGCTTCACCACCTTGACTGTGATATTTTAGCAACATCAAAGATGTTATAGGTCCAACGTCGGACTTGACTTGAACCATTGGCAGAGCAGCACGTGGCTTGTAGGATCATATGCATTGCCCCAAAGGGGGTGGGGTAGAATATAAGCATCGTCTCGTCAACACACTAAGAGTGTGGCAAATCCCCCTATTCATTCTGTCTTTAGACAGGCAACTGATTCCATAACAGTTGTCGTAGACAAGTAAGTGGTTGTTTTTAAACACATCTACGATGTGATGGTGGAATGTGACATGCTGTTTGCTCTCACCATGCGTCATGACCTTGCATTATAGGCGCAATTGCGCGGTGAAGCACGAGGGGCCGCAGGGGCCAGTGGGGGTGGCGTAGATAGTATGCATGAATATACACACAGATCAGTAAAATACACTGTTAACCACTATACACATAAGGTGGTTTACATATACAATGGTTACACAGTTGTAACAATTCGTGATGACATACACAGGTAACGTAATGTTTCAGTAGATCACTTAATGTTACAGTGACACTATTAGCACTTGACATACCATATTATATGTGTAAAACTATGTAATAGTAATAGCTAAGGTGCGTACATGTACAATGTATCATTTAGAATGTCCTTACAATGTTACTCTTAAAAATAATCTCTTAATAAATTACACATAACATAAACATGTACAGTGTAACACTTAAATGTACTCCGCTTTATGCGGAGACGTTTGTATATTATTTAAATTAGGTATTGACAATGGCAAAGAAATCCGTAAAACTATACACAGACAATGTTCTTGAAGAGTTTTATAAACACGTATTAGACGGTAATCTTGAGAACTTACATATCCCCCACAGTGATGTATTCTACGTAAGAGAGGCTGTACAGGCTCACTACGGTAGACCTTTTACTTTAGAGCATGTAGAGTGGGCTATGCGTGAAGAAGGATGGACAGATGGCTAAAGACCCTAGATTAGAACGTGCAGGTGTATCAGGCTTTAACACACCTAAGCGTACACCTAATCATCCTAAGAAGTCACACGTAGTTGTAGCTAAAGAGGGTGATACGGTTAAGACTATACGCTTTGGTGAGCAAGGCGCTAAGACTGCAGGTAAGCCTAAGTCAGGTGAATCAGATAAAATGAAAAAGAAACGTGCAAGCTTTAAAGCACGTCATGCGAAGAACATAAAGCGTGGTAAGTTGAGTGCAGCTTACTGGGCTGATAAAGTTAAATGGTAAATAGAAGGAACTATACCAATGCCAAAACTACCTAAGTATAAACAGAAACAAACAGGAACAGAACGTGGACGTGCTGCATCAGGACGTATCTCAGCTATCACAACTAAAGCTGGTGAGAAGCCACTATCAATGGCTGCGTACCGCTCCTTTACAGATAAGCAACGTGCAGATGCTATGATACAGGCAGGTAAAGATTTACGTGCAGGTAATATTACTCAAAAAGAATTTGATGCTATTGAAAGGAAGATTGATGCTGCAGATGCTGCTCAAGCTCAGAAGTCTTCTACTAAAGGTGCTAATACAAAAGCTGGCAACAAGAAAGTTAAACCTCTACCTAATCCCTTTGCAGATATGAATAAGGGTGGTTATGGAACTAAAAAGAAAAACATGTACAGCAAAGGTGGCATGGCAAATGCAGGTGCATCTGTAGGTGGCACACAGAAGTGGACAGCAGGCTAATGTGGCTTGCAGTGTTGCTGGGTTGCTATAGCCCAGCAGCAACATCCTGTGACGTAATGATACGTACCAGCGGATTGATAGCAACTGAAAAGTTGTGTCAAGAGGAAGTAGCTAATGCAGCTAAGGCTTTGGCACAACAGGGGCTATACATCCGTACAAAATGTTTTAAACTAAACGTAGGCTCTAAGGTGTAATGACTCTTATATCTCACTTCCCTTTACCTAGCTTTCCTTTTCAGACACATGATAACATAGTGTTTGAAAAAGCAGACAGGGATAGGTCAAGTAGAAATAACGAAGAATACAAACCTGAACCTAATAAAATAACTCCTGATACACCAGTAGAAGATCTTAAGCTGGTTAATCAGATGTATGCATATAACCCAAACCCTAATAAGCTACGTACACCCGACGGTCAGATCGTAGACTTTATAATTGCGTAGGAAATACATTAATGTCTTTTGTGAATCAAGGTAAACCAGCACGTATTAAGTCTGTGTATGGACACAATACAGGCACAGCAACAGAGACAGTATACACATGTCCTGCAAACTGTGTAGCTGAGATTACATTTATTCATGTCGTTAATGGCGGCGGCTCTACTAACTCAGTTGAAATAGGTTGGTATGTAGCAGCAGATACTTACGTTTCTAAATTTCTAAGTGCTAAATCTATAGGCGGTGGTGAATACTTAAGCTTTAATCAGATAGATTTAGTTCTGCAGCCTAACGATCAGCTTAGAGTAACCCCTACTAGTTCTGGGCATATAGATACAATAGTGACAATAACAGAAACCTTTATGCCTGTAGGATAATGCATAACGGGGTTGCAAACTTAGCTGTACTATGTTATAACTAAGTATGATATAACTATCTCCATAAGGGTAAGTAATTCTTACCTTAACATATATAGGAGATAGAACATGTTTAAAAAAGTACTGAATAAAATTCAAGCACATCAACAACGAAGAGCAGACTATTGGGTTCTTCAAAATATGTCAGATAAACATCTGCATGATATGGGAATTTCTCGTGGCGAAATCTACAACAAAATCTACGGCGAAGAAAGCAAAATCCAAGGTTAATGAAGCAGGAAATTATACTAAGCCTGCTATGCGTAAACGTTTGTTTGAGCGGATTAAACGGGGAACCAAAGGCGGGAAGGCGGGTCAATGGTCTGCACGTAAAGCCCAACTCCTCGCAAGTGAATACAAAAAAGCGGGTGGGGGTTATAGATGAAGGTAGAAGCACCTAAAGGCTATCATTGGATGAAACAATCTAATGGTGGCTTTAAGCTTATGAAGCAAACAGGAAAGTTTGTACCCCATAAAGGTGCAAGCTTAACTGCTAATTTTGAGGTACAGAAAGTACATGGCACTAGCAAAAAGTCAAAAAAGTCTTAACAAGTGGACTAAGGAAAAGTGGCGTACTAAAAGCGGGAAGCCTAGTGCTAAAACTGGTGAACGCTATTTACCTACTAAGGCTATCAATGCTCTTAGTTCTAGTGAGTACGCAGCCACTACTAGAGCAAAACGACAAGGCACTAAGGCAGGTCAGCAGTTTGTGGCTCAACCTAAAGAGATTGCAAAGAAGACCGCTAAATACAGACGAGGATAATTTATGACTATAGCAATGGAACGAGTGTTAGCTTGGAAGATTATGCCAAGACTAATGATGTTAGTAATGACATGGATGTATATAGAAGTTTTGTTTTGGTTTATGGCGTTATCTTCAACTGATATGACATCACAAGCTACTGCACTTACTGCAACTGTAACAGGTGCAATGACTGGTGCCTTTGCAGTTTGGTTAGGTCACGAGAAATGATTGGTCAAATCTTAGGGGCAGTAGGTGGACTGGCAACTACATACTTAGATGGTAAGGTAGCTGTACAGAAAGCTAATGCTGAGATTAAAGTTAAACAAGCTACAGGTGAGATTGACTGGGATCTAGCTGCTATACAAGCTACACAGAACTCATGGAAAGATGAGTGGATAACTTTACTTTTTTCTATTCCATTAATTCTAGCATTCTGTGGAGACTGGGGTAATAACATTGTGCAAGCTGGGTTTGCTGCACTTGAAACTATGCCATCGTGGTATCAGTATTCATTAGGTGGGATCGTTAGTGCCAGTATAGGCATTCGTTCCGTAAGTAAATTTTTTGGGGGAAAGAAATAATGGTAGCACCGTTAGTGGTAGCAGGCGCAGCAGCCGTAGCTAGGTTTATTGCTAGTAGAGGTATGGCAGCAGCAGTTAAAAGGTATGGTAAGAAACTAGCACAGCAAGGCGCTAAACATGCTAAAGATATGACTACTAAACCTAAAGCAGGTCAACGTCAAGTAGAGCAAGCTACCAGAGGACAACGTGCCTCACGTAAGGCGCAACGTATTGGGTTTGGTGTAGGCGCAGTAGGTGCAGGTTTAACGGGTGCAGCTAAGATTGCTGAAATGCGTAAAAAACTCAAAGCTGAAACTGACGCTAAGAAACGTGCACAGTTACAGGCTCGTATTGAAAAAGAAGTAGCTAAAGCTAACGCAGCTAAAACTAAAGACGCAGCTAAGATTCCTAATAAACGTCCAGCTAAAAAACCTGCAGTAGCAGGATCTATGCGCCCACCAAGAAAGCCTAAATAATATGCATAAAAACTTTAACAAATGTTTATCAATGTTACTCCATCACGAAGGTGGATTTGTAAATCATCCTAAAGACCCAGGGGGTATGACTAACCTTGGTGTTACTAAAGCTGTTTACGATAAGTGGATAGGTAGGGAATCTACAGAAGAAGAGATGCGTGAGCTTACTTCTATTGAGGTAGCTCCTATTTATAAGAAGAATTATTGGGATAGGGTACGAGGTGATGATCTTCCTAGCGGTGTTGACTGGTGTGCCTTTGACTGGGCCGTTAATTCTGGTAGCGGTCGCCCAGCTAAAGCTATTCAACGTGCTGTGGGAGCAACAGCAGATGGGGCTATTGGGCCTATGACTCTGCAAGCTGTTATGAATAAAGATGCTAAAGATATTGTTGAAAGTGTGTACACACAACGTCAATCATTTTATGAGTCGTTAAAAACATTTGAGACATTTGGTCGCGGTTGGACACGTCGTAATAAAGAAACATTGGAGCAAGCACTCCGTATGATAGAGGACTAATATGGCACGAGAACTAACGGAGCGTCAGCAAAAGTTTCTTGCAGTCCTTATGGACGAGGCAGGTGGCGATGTTACTATGGCTAAGAAGCTGGCAGGATACTCACCTAATACTACTAACACTGAAATTACTAATAGTCTTAAGGAAGAGATCCTAGATGTTACACACAGTTACTTAGCACGTAACGTACCTAAAGCTGCAATGGCTATGGTTAGTGCTTTGTACGATCCTACTGAGTTAGGCATTCGTGACAAGATGGCAGCAGCTAAAGAACTACTAGATCGTACTGGCCTAGTTAAAACTGAGAAGATGCAGGTAGAAGCTAAGGGTGGTGTTATGCTAATGCCAGCCAAACAAGTACAGGAAGAAGATGACTAAGCCATTAGGTAAATGGAAACTACCCCAACCAACAGATCTTAAAGAAGACAATGAGTGGACACCTATTCCACGAGTAGCAAGAACAGTACCCTTTGGATATGAATTAGATCCAGACGATGATGGAATACTCTTGCCAATTAGTTTAGAACTTGATATGCTTGAGGAAGCGAAACAATATCTTAAACAATATTCGTATCGTGAAGTAGCGAACTGGTTGACCAGAAATACAGGTAGAACTATATCGCACGTAGGACTCAAGAAACGGTTGGATAATGAACGAAGAAGAAAAAACAAAGCTGGCAGCTTACGCAGATGGGCAGACTATGCGAAAAAGGCAATCGCCAAAGCGGAAGAAATCGAAAATAGCCGCACAGGAGCCACCACGAAAACGCAAAGCGAATCCCAATCCGCAGCCTGATATACTAGAAAAGTTTACCCAACAGGTTGAAGAAGACCACAACGTAATCTTTAAACCTAACGTTGGGCCACAAACAGACTTTTTAGCCGCAGGTGAGCGTGAGGTTTTGTACGGTGGCTCTGCAGGTGGGGGTAAGTCCTACGCTATGTTGGCTGACCCCTTACGCTTTATGGGGCACCCAGCATTTTCAGGGTTGCTTCTTCGACATACCACAGAAGAACTAAGGGAACTTATCTTCAAGTCACAAGAGATGTACCCTAAGATCTGGCCTGGAATTAAGTGGTCAGAACGTAAGATGCAGTGGACTGCACCCTCTGGTGCCAGACTATGGATGTCCTACTTAGATAAAGAAGATGACGTACTTCGCTACCAAGGTCTTGCGTTTAGCTGGATAGGCTTTGACGAATTAACGCAATGGCCTACTCCATTCGCTTGGAATTACATGCGAAGTCGCTTAAGATCTACTGCAAATGATTTACCAGTATACATGAGAGCCACTACAAACCCAGGAGGTAGGGGGCATCATTGGGTAAAGAAAATGTTTATTGACCCCGCCTCCTCTGGGGAATCTTTTGATGCAACTGATATTGAAACAAGTGAAGTATTACGCTATCCTGCTGGACACTCAAAAGCTGGCAAACCTTTATTCAAGCGTAGGTTTATACCTGCCCGTCTTTCCGACAATCCTTACTTAGCAGAGACTGGTGACTATGAAGCAATGCTTCTGTCACTGCCTGAACAGCAACGTAGACAGTTACTAGAAGGTGACTGGGATATTAAAGAGGGCGCAGCATTTACTGAGTTTAATAGACAGATACATGTAGTTGAGCCATTTGCTATACCGCATAACTGGGTTAAGTTTAGGGCATGTGACTACGGATACGGAAGTAAGTCAGGGGTTATTTGGTTTGCAGTATCTCCTAGTGAACAGTTGGTAGTATACAGGGAACTGTATGTAGGCAAAGTATTAGCTACAGATTTAGCTGATATGGTATTAGACGCAGAGGCTGAAGATGGCTCAATTAGATATGGTGTTTTGGATAGTTCTTTATGGCACAAGCGTGGTGATACTGGCCCGTCATTGGCTGAACAAATGATTATGAAAGGATGTCGCTGGCGTCCATCAGATAGATCAAAAGGTTCTCGTGTAGCTGGCAAGAACGAAGTGCACAGGAGATTGCAGGTTGACGAATACACAGAAGAGCCTCGTATGGTTTTCTTTAATAATTGCACCAATCTTATTGCACAACTTCCCGCCCTTCCCATCGACAAACGAAACCCAGAAGATATTGACACAACCTCAGAAGATCACTTGTATGATGCTTTAAGATACGGTATTATGTCACGACCACGATTTACTAACTTTGAATTTGGTGGGCCTACTATGGCAAGCGGAATGCAAGTAGCAGACGCAACATTTGGATATTAAGGAAAGAAACTATATGTCAGATATTGATGAAATTTTTATTGAGGACGATTCGATTGCCCTTGAAGACACAGAAAACTCTGATGTTGAAGATTCTGATGCAGCTAAAATAATTCCATTTATTATGGAAAGATATAAACGTTCTGAAGATTATCGTGAGCAAGACGAACAACGCTGGCTTAAATCTTACAGAAACTATAGAGGACTATATAGTTCTGATGTTCAATTTACAGAAGCTGAAAAGTCTCGTGTATTTATTAAAGTAACTAAAACAAAAACATTAGCTGCTTATGGGCAAATGATTGATGTACTATTTGCTAACAATAGATTTCCATTAAGTGTAGATCCCACAGAGCTACCAGACGGTGTTATATCAGATGTTAGCTTTGATCCTAAAGAACCAGAAAAACTACGTAAAGATACCAAGGATGAAGTTGTATCTCCTTATGGCTATAAGGGAGACGGTAAAGAGTGGGTTAAGGGTGCTACAGAAAAAACCCTTATGGAAAGTCTTGGTCCACTAAAAGATAAACTTTCAGAGATAGATAACTTAAAAGGTACTACAGGACTTACGCCATCTGCAATTACATTTAGCCCAGCTATGATTGCAGCTAAGAAAATGCAAAAGAAAATACATGACCAGTTAGATGAGTCAAGTGCAGGTAAACATTTACGTAGTACAGTATTTGAAATGGCATTATTTGGTACTGGTGTTATGAAAGGTCCATTTGCTGTAGATAAAGAGTACGCTAACTGGAACGAAGAGGGTGAGTACTCCCCTATGATTAAAACAGTACCACAAGTATCTCATGTATCTGTATGGAACTTTTACCCAGATCCAGATGCAAATAACATGGATGAAGCTCAGTACGTTATTGAACGACATAAACTATCACGTACACAACTACGTGCCCTTAAGAAGCGTCCTTACTTTAGAGCCTCTTTAATTGATGAAGCCATTGGTTATGGTGAAGATTACACACGAAAAAATTGGGAACATGACTTAGCTGACTTCGCACCTGAACATGGTATTGATCGTTTTGAAGTATTAGAGTATTGGGGTATGGTAGACGTAGAGCTACTAGAAGAGCAAGGCGTAGATATTCCTAGTGAATTATCTGGCTTTGATGAATTACAAGCAAACGTCTGGATCTGTAATGGCAAACTACTTCGCATGGTACTTAACCCTTTCAAACCTGCTAAGATTCCGTATCACGCCTCTCCGTATGAACTAAACCCATACGGTTTCTTTGGCGTAGGTCTAGCAGAAAATATGGATGATACGCAAACTTTAATGAATGGTTTTATGCGAATGGCAGTTGACAATGCTGTATTATCTGGTAACCTATTGATTGAAGTAGATGAAACTAACTTAGTTCCAGGCCAAGACTTATCAGTATATCCTGGGAAAGTATTTAGACGCCAAGGTGGTGCCCCAGGACAAGCAGTATTTGGAACTAAGTTCCCCAATGTTGCAGGGGAAAACCTACAGCTATTTGATAAAGCAAGGGTATTAGCAGATGAGTCAACTGGATTTCCATCTTTCGCTCATGGTCAAACAGGGGTCAGTGGTGTGGGTCGTACTGCTTCTGGCATTTCTATGCTTATGGGTGCCGCACAAGGCGGTATAAAAACAGTAATTAAAAACATTGATGATTACTTACTTCGCCCATTAGGTGAGGGATTGTTTAGTTTTAACATGCAGTTTAGCTATGATCCTGAGTTGCGTGGAGACTTAGAAGTTAAGGCTCGTGGTACAGAAAGCCTTATGGCTAACGAAGTACGTAGCCAACGCTTAATGCAGTTTTTACAAGTAGCATCTAATCCTTCACTAGCACCATATGCTAAGTTCCAATATATTATCAGAGAGATTGCTAAGTCAATGGAATTAGATCCAGATAAAGTAACTAACAATATGGATGAGGCAGCAATACAAGCAGAGCTTATGAAAGGCTTTGCAGCCCCAGCCCAAGAGCAACAACAACAGGGAGCCAACCCTTTAGATCCTACAGGAGCAGGGGGTGGTAACATAGGAACAGGTCAAGTACCTACACCTCAAGAACAAGGATTTAGTGGAAATGAACAAGGACCAACTGCTCAACCGCCTCAAGCCAACGCTGGGCAACCCCCAACAGGCTAATGCGTTAGAGGAATATTTTGACTATCTTATTACTGAACAACACAGAGTAATGGAACAAACAGATAGTATTACTATTGTGCATAGAGCGCAGGGTGCAATAAATCAATTACGTAGATTAAAACTATTAAAGGATGAGGTTTTAAAATGAAAGATCAAATGAGCTTCTTTGAAGACGGTGGACTAAAAGATGAAGGCGGTATGGTGGATGAAGTATCTGGTAACGAGGTTCCATCTGGAAGTACACGCAAAGAAGTTCGTGATGATATTCCAGCTAACATTAGCGAAGGTGAGTTTATATTTCCTGCAGATGTAGTTAGGTATTTAGGTCTTGAAAAACTTATGCAAATGCGTCAAATGGCTAAGATGGGCCTGAAAGAAATGGAAGCTATGGGTCAGATGGGTAACTCTGACGAAGCTACTATGCCTGATGACTTACCATTTGGTATGGCTGACTTAATTATTGTAGAAGGTGAAGACGATAGCGAAGAGAATAACTTTGCTGTCGGTGGTATTCAGTGGCCTGTATCTCCTGCAGATGTTCCTATTGAAACTAAAGTATATATTAATGAAGCTGGTAATAAAATAAATATTAGGTTCCAAGGCGATAAACCTCTTGACACCATACCTGATGGTTATGTATTATTTACAGGAGAAGAAGTTACGCCTGAACCTGTAGCGCCACGTCAGGGTGGTGATGGTAGTAGCCCAGATCAACCTTCACCTAAGAATCCATTTGTTGAAGCAGGTAGTTGGCAAAATGCTCCACTAGATATGTACATTAAAGAGCTAGATAAGTTTACTGGATATACCCCATCTGTTGTTGCAGGACTTGCTGGTGCATTGGGTGGTCCATTAATTGGTGCAGCAGTATATGCAGGTAATAAACTTAATAAAAAACAAATATTAGCTACTATTGATGAGCGTATTGAACAAGCTAAAAAGACTGATGTAGTAGGTCAGGTAGCTGCCTTACGTGCTGCTAAAGACAAATTAATGGGTAAGGGTGAAAAAGAAAACACATCTATATTTGGTAAAATTATAAATACAGTAAAGGGTGCGTTAGGTCTTACTGATGAACAAGTTAAAACAGCTACAACTACGGCGGCTAATATAGGTAAGGTTGAAAAACCACCTAAAAATGCTACACCTGTAGATAGTAGTGCTATTCCTTTATCACCAAGCTTAGCTACATCTTTAAAACAAACTCCTTTTGAACTTTCTAATGAAGATTATATTTCTCCAGAAGAAAAGGCAGCATTAGGAGTACCTCAAGAAACTAAAATAGATCCTACTAGTGATCTTGTAGATGCATACGATTATATAGCTAAAAAACAACAAGAGGAAACTCGTAAAAGAGTAGCGGAAGCAGAACAGAATATTGATCCTGTAACACCTACACTAAATGTTACAGATACAACTACGGCTCCACAAATACCTGTTGCTGCTCCTCAATTAGTAGGTGCCTCTGCAGCAATAGATAGACCTGCTGGTGCAGGTATGACAACAGGAACTAGGGCTTTACTTCCACTAGTGGCATCTGCAGAAAGCGCTCAGGGTAAACAACAACTTGCAGATATACAGGCACAGGCTGCTCAAAACGTATTAGATGTAGTTAAAAATGCAGTTACAGGTACACAGGTTACTGCTCCTTTAGTTGGAACAACAATGGAAGTAGATGGAGATACTCCTAGAGAATCTGGAATAAAAGCTGCTGCATTAACACCTTCAAGTTCATCTGCACCTAAACCTCAAGGTCGTACTGGGTCTACAACAACATCTCCACCCGTAAGTGGAAGTGGAAACAGAGATAGAGATAGCGATAGAAATAGTTCTCCAATACCAAGGCCCACTCCAAAACAGGCCGCGAAAAAAGCTACTAAAGAAGCTAAAACAAAAACAGCTAACTTATCACCTACACAAAAAACAGGTGGTGCAGAGTTAGATAAAGCATACGGTATATCAGGTTTAGCAAAAGGTGGTATGCCTAAAAAGAAACGTGGTTTAGCAGCACGTAAGTAATCTGCCATATTTGTCTGGCTACTCATCCCCCTAACAACAACACTAGGCTACGGTGGCCCCAGAAAAGAAAGTAATTAAATGAACGATACAGTAATGGCTGGCGAAATGGAAACGCCAAAGAAAGTAGCATTTGCAAATCGCAAGTACTCAAACGAAGATAAACGAAAGATAGAAGAAGAAGAACTACAAAAATTAATGGACGAACAAGATGAGTCTGTAAAGGAACAGGAAGCTCAAAAGGAAGAGCAAGTACCTGAAACAGCAGAAGAGCGTAGTTTTAAAAAACGTTACGGTGATTTGCGTAGACACACTCAAGAAAAAGAACGTAGCTACGAAGATCGTATTAAAAAACTAGAAGAACAACTTAGCGAATCTGCAGCACAAGGAATTAAACTACCTACTAGCGATGAAGACTTAGACAAGTGGGCAGCAGAATATCCTGACGTAGCAGCTATCGTAGAAACTATTGCAATTAAAAAGGCAAGAGAGCAATCAAAGGATTTAGAAGATCGTGTTAAAGCTATTGATGAAATGCGATATGAGGCCACACGCGAAAAGGCTGAAGCAGAACTTATGCGGATACACCCCGACTTTGGTGAGATACGTGACAGCGATGATTTCCATGAGTGGGCTGAAGAGCAGCCTAAGTGGGTTCAGGACGCTTTGTATGAAAATACTGAAGATGCTCGTTCAGCTTCTCGTGCTATCGACTTATACAAAAGTGATAGGGGCATTACAAAAGCTAAAAGTAAAAGTAATAACAAAGATGCGGCGAAATCAGTAGCAACTAAATCTACACGTACTCGCCCTGAAACTGATGAGACAAATAACTACCTAAAAGAATCTCAGGTAAATAAAATGTCTTCACAAGAATACGAGAAATATGCTGATGATATTATGGAATCTATTCGTACTGGAAAATTTATCTATGATATATCAGGAAATGCTCGTTAAACTATTGACATATAAAAATACTATGGTATAACTATATGTACAATCCTTTAGTATAGGGTAGCCCTATTAAATAGCAACCTACTCTATACTAAATTAAACTTTACTATTCACAAACAGCAATACTCTTACGGAACTACCTAGTCACTATTGGCCCATTATATACAAGAAAGGCCATTCTTGTACTTGATGCACCCATTATATTAGCCTCTAAACTTGAAATTGTTTTAGTTTGTATCTTGGAACCAATAATGCGAAAGGAATAAACAATGGCATTTGGATCAGCGAGTGGATATGGTAACCTTCCCAATGGGGTTTGGTCACCAGTAATCTACAGCAAACAGGTACAACTTGCATTCCGCAAGTCTGCTATCTGTGAAGCAATTACTAACAACGACTATTTTGGCGAGATTGCCAACATGGGCGATAGCGTGAAAATCGTTAAAGAGCCTGAAGTAGAAGTTAAGCCTTATCTTCGTGGTACAACTGTTGCCGCACAAGATTTGATTGACTCCGACTTTAGCCTTAATATCGACAAAGCCAATTATTTTGCCTTCAAGGTCGACGATATTGAGGACGCGCACTCCCACGTCAATTTCCAAAGTCTTGCATCAGATCGTGCAGCCTATCGTTTGGCTGACCAGTTTGACAAAGATGTACTAGGTTACATGGCAGGTTATAAACAAACACCTGCTGCTGGTGCAACTGGCAACATCTTGGAAGATGAATCTGCTGACACTGTAAACAACGTTGTCAATGGAACTAAAGCTAACTCAGCGGCTGGTGGCGATGAATTGCTCGCAGCTAACAAGCTGAAAAAAGGTGACTTTGGTAACATCACTACAACTTCTGCTGGCGATCATTCAATCCCAGTAGCTGCACGTCTTTCTGGCGCTACAGCATTACCAACAGCAACTGTGTCTCCTGCGATGATTGTATCGCGTATGGCACGTTTGTTGGATCAACAGCAAGTTGACTCACAAGGTCGCTGGTTGGTTATTGATCCCGTAATGATGGAAGTCTTGCGCGATGAAGACTCACGTTTGTTGAATGCAGACTTTGGTGGTTCAGGGTTACAGAACGGTATGGTTCTGAATAACTTTCATGGCTTCCGCGTCTATGTAACTTCAAACTTGCCAGCAGTTGGTACTGGTGCAGGAACTTCAGGTTCTGCAAACCAGAACGCTAACTATGGTGTTATCTGTGCTGGACACGACTCAGCCGTTGCATCTGCAGAGCAGATCAACAAAACTGAGACTTATCGTGACCCAGACTCATTTGCAGATATTGTTCGTGGTATGCATCTTTACGGTCGTAAAATTCTACGTCCAGAAGCTCTGGTATCAGCGAAATATAATATCGCCTGATAATACACTTACAAAGATAGGCTGCTTAACTGTGGCCTATCTTTCTTTGCATATAAAGGATACCCTCAAATGGCAATTACTACAGCAATGTGCAACACGTTTAAGCAAGAGCTACTTGGCGGTGTTCACGACTTAGATACAGACAGTTTAAAAATAGCTCTAATTAAAGCTTCACCTACAGGTGATTACGATGCATCTACTACTAACTATTCTGACTTAGGTTCTGATGAAGCTACAGGTACTAACTACTCAGCAGGTGGTCAGGCACTTGACTCTGCTACTATTACACTATCAGGCACAACAGCCTTTGTTGATTTTGCAGATGAAGTATTTAGTAACTTAACTATTTCTGCAGATGGCGCATTAATATATAATACTTCACAAGCAAACAAATCTATTGCAGTTTTTAACTTTGGTTCGACTGTAACATCTACGGCAGGTGACTTTACTGTTATATTCCCAACAGCAGACGCTTCAAATGCGGTAATTCGCATTACCTAATACAAGGTTATACTAAATGGCATTTATATTAAAAGATCGTGTAAAAGAAAATAGCACTAGTACAGGCACTGGCAACATAAGTCTTGGCGGTGCTTCTGCTACTTTCGATACATTCCAATCTTATCTCACAAATGGAGACACGACTTTTTATGCCATTGCTCATACATCTTCTGGTGTTGATGAGTGGGAAGTAGGTCTAGGTACTTGGAATACTGGCAACACAATTTCACGTACTACAATATTTTCTGGTTCTAATGGTACGTCGGCAGTAGATTTTTCTGCGGGTACTAAAGATATATTTATGACCTATCCTGCAAGCAAGGTTATTGTTGCAGGTGAAGATGCAGCTTTTGCTAATGTTACAGTTACAGGTAATGTAGACGGTAGAGATATAGCTGCAGATGGTTCTAAACTTGATGGTATTGATACAAGTGCAGATGTAACAGATGCTACTACTGTAGCTGCTGCTGGGGCTTTAATGAGGTCTGGCGGCACTATGACAGGCAACCTTATTCTTAATGCTGACCCCAACGCAGCATTAGGAGCCGCAACAAAACAATATGTTGATACGATTGCCTCTGCTGGTATTCACTATCATGCCCCAGTACGTGCTGAGCATCCTAGTAACCTAAACGCTACTTACAACAATGGTTCTTCAGGTGTAGGGGCTACGCTTACTAATGCAGGAACAAATGCGGCGTTAGTTATAGACAGCGTAAGTATGGCACTAAATGATCGTGTTCTTGTTGCTAACCAAACAGACCAAACACAAAACGGTGTATATACGGTAACGACAGTAGGTAATGGATCTACTGCGTGGGTACTTACACGCTCTACAGATACAGATACTGCAGCACCGTCTGACCCTGATGCTTTTGGTAAGGGTGATGCTTTCTTTATTAAAGAAGGTTCTAATAACGCAGGTCACTTAGACGTTTTAAGTACAGCAGGTACAATCGTATTTGGTACTACTAATATTGTATTTTCAGAAGTAGCTGAGACTACTGTATACTCTGGTGGTACAGGTATTACTTTAACTGGTACTACATTTTCTATTGGGCAAGATGTAGCAACATCAGCTAACGTTACGTTCAATCAAGTCACAGCAGCTATTATTGGTAACGTAACGGGTAATCTGACAGGTGATGTTACAGGTAACTCTGATACAGCTACAGCTTTAGAAACAGCACGTACTATTCAGCTATCAGGTGACGTTACAGGAAGCGCGTCTTTTGATGGGTCTGCTAATATTAACATTACTGCTGCAGTACAAGACGATTCACACGCACACGTAATTAGCAATGTTGATGGCTTACAGTCTGCACTAGATGCTAAAGTGCCTACGTCACGTATTATTACTGCAGGTAATGGTCTTACTGGTGGTGGAAACTTAACTGCTAACAGAACACTTACTGTAGGCGGCGGTACGGGTATTACTGTTAATGCTAATGATATAGCTATTGATAGCAGCTATACAGGTTTTGATGGTCGCTATTACACTGAGACAGAAGCAGACAGTCGTTTCGTAAATGTCACTGGTGATACTATTACGGGGCATTTAGGTATTGGCGGCACAGCTACAGATTCAAACTGGGGTGATGCAACACATGGCAACACAGAAGTTTCTATAGATGGTGGTGGTGGCTATGGTGTTTTACACTTTAGAGGTGATGGCGCTGGAAGCTCAAACACTCGCTATTCTGTAGGTGTAGGCGATGGTATTTTCTACATGGCCTATGATGATGTTGACGGTGTTCATAGAGTAAAAGTAAATTCATCGCACCAACTTATAGTCAATGAAACTAGCGGTGGCGCTGGGGAGAAAAGGGTATTCCATGATAGCTATCATCCCAATGCTGACACGCTAACAACCGCAAGAACCATTAACGGTGTTTCTTTTAACGGCTCTGCGAATATCACTGTAGCTGACAGCACCAAGCTGCCATTGAGTGGCGGCACTATAACGGGTGACGTGCAATTTAACTCTGGCGCAAATATCCATAGGGGAACGCATAGCTCAGGTCATTTAGTAGGTAGCTACAATAACATTGGAGCTAACAATACAAAATCAAACCCAATTTATAGTATAGGCACCAACTACCAGCCTTCTGACGCTAATTTAGACAATATGTATGGCGTTGGGTACAGCAATGGAGCAGCCACTTTTGATGGTATTAACAGTGTTCTTAGTGGTTGGGGCTTTTATGTAGCGGCTCAGGGCACTGCCCGTATTGGCTTAGATGGCAGTAACGGGAATATTAAATTAACTGGCACTGTTGATGGCGTAGATATAGCCGCTAGAGATGCTGTTTTAACCACTACAACAAATACTGCCAACGCTGCTTTACCCAAGGCTGGCGGCACTATGACGGGTGCGATTAATCTTCAATCACAAAAAATAAACTTTATTAGTAACTCAGGGGGATCAACCTTTGCCAATAACCACTACTCTATGGGTATTGATATTGCCAATGGCTCTTGGAGTAGCCCAAACTATAGTGATCTTATTATTGGGTATCATACTGGCATACGTTTAGGTGCTTCATATACAGGTATACGTTTTTACAATAATTCACCCACTACAGACACCAACAACACTGGTAATGGTAATGGTGGTGAAGCCTTAATAATGACTGTGGGTGGAACGCAAGGTAGCCATGTAAATGTTAACAACAACTTAACTGTTGGAAATGATGCTTTTATAACAGGTGATCTTAGAGCAGATGGTGGTGCTGGTGCTATAACCTTAAATAATAGTGATATTAGATCAGCGCAATCAAACCCTACTTGGACAGGAAATCCTGGAACAGTTGGTAAAATACAGTACCATTCTAATCGTTGGTACATTGTTTCAGATGCGTCATCAAATAGAATTGTTCAGTTTAGACGCGATGGCGCTGATAAATCATATATTGATAATAATGGTGATTTACAAAGTGGCAAAGCAGCAGGTTGGATTACTAGCCGCACCCTTTCTTTAACGGGTGCTGTAACAGGCTCTGTGAGTTGGAACGGAACTGGTAATGCTACACTTAGCACAGCTTTCAATGATAACGGCCCCAATTACATTGATGTTGCCACAGGCAATTACGGCACAGTTAAAGTAGACGATGATCGCGGTGTCACTTGGGCTGGTTACGCCATTCGTGACGATTGGGTGTTTATGTCTAATAGCGCAGACACTGCGGGTATCTATAATGATACTGACAACGAATGGGCTCTTTACTTTACAAGAAACGCTGAAACTAGACTGTACCATAACGGCATAGAAAGTATGCGTACCATTGGCGGTTCAGGCATAAGAGTTGGATCAACTGCATCTTCTGACATTTATATGCAGGATACTGATCACGGCGAACGCCGCATTCACTGCAATAGTAACCGTATTGGTTTCTTAAACAGTAGCAGCAATTGGAGTGCATATAGCGATGATTCAGGAAACTGGATTGTTGACTATAATATGACTGTCAAGAACCGTCTTGATGTTGGTTCTGGAACGCAAGGTGATGCGGAAATAAGAATTTACAAAGCTGATAACAACGTCAGCGATCATATTCAGTTTTACAACGGCACAACCCGCATGGGTGAGATTGGTTGTGAAGATACATCGTGGCTGCGTATCAACCAAGAGACTGCCAAAAACATTTATACTCCAAGATATATTAGGGCAGATGCTGGCTTCTTTGTTGATGGTACTGCCAAAGGCATAAACGGGTCAGGAAACTTTATTGGCGGCACAATTGCTGGTGCTTCTGATTACAGCACACTTCTTCGTAGTAATGCTAACGATACTTTTACTGGTACATTGACTATGGGTACACAGTTAGCCCTAGTTGCAGCAAATCATGGTAGAGGTGTTTTTGGTGTATATAGCGCTGTTCGTTATCAACATGTTTGGTCAATGGGAACAGCGTATAAGACTAACGATAGTGGTACTTCATATGGAAATATGTATGGTCTTACATATACGCATAGTAATATAGGTACAGGAACAAACCAAGCTATATCAGGATTAAGCCATCAACTTCAACATAGAACTAATGGAACCTTAACTGCAGCTATTGGCTCTGGTATATGGACTTCAGGTAATGTGACAGCTTATTCAGACATTGCAGTTAAAACTAACCTTGTGAAAATATCAAATGCTCTTGAAAAAGTTTGCTCTCTTAATGGTTATACATACGAAAGAACAGACTACGTAAAGGATAAAGAAGATCCAGAAGCTCCAGAAGTACTAAGACAAGCAGGGGTTGTTGCTCAAGAAGTTGAAAAAGTTTTACCAGAAGTCGTAAGTGGTGAAGATGGAAATAAAGCGGTTGCTTATGGTAACATGGTTTCTATTCTAATAGAAGCGATTAAAGAGCAACAAACACAAATTGACGAATTAAAAAAGAGGCTAAAGTAAAAATATGGCATTACAAACTAGCGGTCAAATATCCCTTAATAATATACATGTAGAAGTAGGGGGATCTTCAGGTTCAAGTGTTTCTTTAAATGATAGTGATATTAGAGCACTTATTGGTAAAAGCTCTGGTGCTCAAATGTCATTTAACGAATGGTACGGTGCCTCTGCGGAAACTACACTAACAAGTGGTGGCACAGTGAATAGTGTTGCACAAAGGCAAGAAATTAGCGTATCTAGTTTTATCTCAAGTGGTGGAACACTTGTTATTCCAAGCAGTATTTGGGTTTGGTCAGATGATAGAACAGTAGCTGCTTTAACTGTAAATATTCCATGTACTATTAAAAATTATGGGAAAATTATTGGAATGGGCGGTAATGCAGGTCGTTATAATGCTTATTCTGGTACACCTGAAAGAAATGGATTTACAGGTGGACCTGCTGTAAACGTAACATCTTCTGGCGTTACTATTATTAACTATTCTGGTGCTTACATTGCTGGCGGTGGCGGTGGCGGTGGTGCATCAAGATGGGATACTAGTAGAGACCACCAAGCTGGCGGTGGTGGCGGTGCTGGCGGGGGTGATGCTGGTCGAGGTTCTACTAGTAGCAGTAACTACGGTAGAGGTGGACGTTATCCAAATGAAAAAGGATCAAGCCTACATGCTACTAGTACTTACACAGGTGCGCAAGCGGGTGGCAGTGCATACTATTCAACTGTAGGTGGCAACGGGGGAGGACGACTCCTTCCTGGAACTAGAGACACTAGAACAAATAGTTACGGTGGTGCTGGTGGAGAAGCAGGCGCTTGGGGCGGTGGGTACTATGATGGAGGTGGCGGCGGTGGCTGGGGATCTTCAGGCGGCGGCCCTGGAACTGGTATAAATGGCGGTACTGGTGCTGCGGGTGGAGCAGGTATTTCTAAAACAACTAGTTATAGTTTAACTAATAATGGCACAATTTACGGGTCTACATAAAATGCAAACATGGGATGAATATCACTATAATCAAGTTATCTACGTAACTGAGGCAGAAGCTCAAGACGCAGCTAATCAGGTTTTATTAGAAACTACAGCTACCTATAATTGGTGCTGTGAAATTCAAGTAGTTACACAAAATCCTGACGGTTCTTGGTTAATTCCAGTAGAGACTATATCTGAATTAGTAAAAGATATAGATGTCAACGACATAAGAATGTTTTCAATTAACTGTACAGTGACAAATTTTAATGCTCTTGGTGTAAACATAACAGAGTTACGTGAGCACTATATTACTTGTTATGAAAACAAAATTAAACATTATAACTTAAGGGAAATAACT